GTTAATCCTGAAACTGGATATATGAGTGTTGCATATGCTAATATTGTAGGTGTGTTGATTGAAGCCATGAAAGAACAAGATGCTTATATATCATCCATCCATACCACCATGGAATCATTGCTCAACAGAATAGAGAAACTAGAAAATAAGTAGGATAAATATCTATAACAAGCGAGTAATAGTTTAATGTCAATCAACTTTCCTAATAGTCCATCTGTTAATGACACCCATGCGGTTGGTGACAGAACATACAGGTGGGACGGCTCAGGCTGGCAAAATTTAGGTACCACATTTGTAAATGATGGTAGTCATGTATTTTATACTGGCAGCTATAATGTAGGTATAGGTACAGCCACACCTTCAAGTTTATTACACGTTGCAGGTACCACATTGCTGGCAGGTGAAGTTGATATAACTGGCGACTTTGCTGTTGATACCAATACATTATGGGTTGATGGTTCAAATAACCGTGTGGGCTTTGGCACTGTGTCTCCAGCCGCCCAAGTAGACATTTCTTCTTCAACCGCAGCAACACTTCGACTATCCAATACAGACACAGGACTAGTAGTTAATCAAATTACTGGGCAGATGGAGTTTCATCAATCTGAAAGCAGTTCAGGTGGTACAGGTGTAACTGGCCGTATTGCAATGTTATCCGTTGACGCAGGCCAAGGATTTTATGGCAGCTCAGCCCGGATGGGCGTTTTTGTCAGCGGTGACGGGACAAATGGATATGCATCTGATAATGCCACCCTTGAGGCGTTAACCATTCTACCTGCGTCAGGGTATGTGGGTATCGGCACAGACGATCCGTCTACTGCACTGGACGTGTCTGGTGTAGTCACTGCCACAAGTTTTGCTGGTGATGGATCACAGCTAACAGGCATCAGCTCAAGTGGTGGCGGACTTAGCTGGGCAAGAAAAACTGCCAATTATACTGCCTCGACAAATGATGCAATTATTGCAGATACATCAGGTGGTAGTTGGACGCTTACCTTACCTGCTTCCCCGTCCGTAAATGATTTTATTACTATTGCAGACGGTGCAAATTGGGTAACCAATAACCTGACTGTAAATAGAAATAGCAGTACAATTGAAGGCGACGCTGCCGATTTAATAATGAACATTGGGGGCGTATCTGTTGACTTTGTTTATGACGGTTCAACATGGCAAATATATACAACTGTTGTCACAGTTGGGGGCGGCACGATTGATGCGGCCACATTGGATGGACTAGATTCCACTGCATTCGCAACCACAGCTCAAGGCTCTATTGCTGATGCTGCACTGCCAAGGGCTGGTGGTGTAATGACAAATGATCTTACAGTCAAAGGAATAACTGAGACTGTGGTGACTTTAAGCGGAACAACCCCGTCATTAGACCCCACCAACGGCGGCGTTCAAACATGGACACTTTCAGGTAACTCCTCTCCAACATTTGGCGGCGGTTGGTCTGCTGGTGAAAGTATCACATTCTTAATAAAAGATGGAGCGTCACATTCTATCACATGGCCCACGATGGAATGGGCTGGCGGACTAGCACCTATACTGGGAACCAATGGTTATACTATTGTTTCAGTATTCAAAGTGGCTGGTAATTTTTATGGGGTTACAGCAGGTGAATTATCATGATGGGCCTCACCAACAAAATAATAATAAGCTCAACACCGACCATAGCATATGACCTTGGTTTAACTGATGTTCTAGACACTGTGAACGGTCAAAATGATGCTTGGACTGAAAGAACAGTAGATATATCAACATATGCAGGTGCTGAGGCATATCTGGTATTTGAATATATAAACACGAACGGCGGCTTTAGGGGAGACTTACAACTTGATCTTATCAGATTTGGCGGATCAACCTTTGATTTTGAAACTGGTGGTGATAATTTTGAGACTAGCGGCAGTAATGAAACTAATTATAGCCAAGTTTCGTGGAACAGTGTGATTAACGCAAATAGTGGTAGCTGGCAACGCGACAGTGGCGGAACGGGGTCCAGTGGTACAGGCAGAACTGATGCAGCAAGTGGTAGTTTTTATGTATATGCCGAGACCTCATTCCGGGGCCGCGCCGCTGGTTGGAAATTCTGGATGAGATCAGCAAAATTTACAATAGGGGCATCACCATTACTTCAATACAGTGAGGCTAGAGACGGCTCTAATATAGGACTGTTGAATGTACGGCTTGATGTTGTAGCGTAATATAAAAGGAATACCAAATGTACGTAAAAATAGTAGGGGATCACATTGATCAATATCCTTATACAATAGAAAAATTTCGCAGGGACAATCCCAACGTCAGTTTACCAAAGATCATACCCACTGCTATGTTGGAGGATTATTCAGTTTATGAAGTAAGTGAAATGCCCATACCTGATTATAACTTGCTCACACAACAGCCCATTATTGATACTTTGCCTATAAAAACTTCTGAAGGTATTTGGAAAATTCATGTTACAATATCAGACTTGGCTGAAAAGACTGCTATAAAAAATATACGTGCCAAACGAAATCAATTGTTGGCAGACACAGACTGGCAAGCGTTAAGGGACGCACCCCCAATGACGGATGCACAGACTGTGTATCGACAAGAGTTGCGTAATATTACTGAGCAATCAGGTTATCCATTTAATGTAGAATGGCCTACCATATCATAACTATAAGTAGTGTAAAGAAACGAGTATATAATGGCAAATTTAACAGATAAAATATCAAACAGTGGTGTCGCAACTGCACTACAAGGCACCAAAGCTGATAATGCATTGCCCCAAACTGGCGGCGATATGTCAGGTGGGCTAGGCGTAGTTGACGTTACAGAAACAGTGGGCGTAATCACAGGCATCACACCTTCTATTGTGGCCACAGATGGTACAATACAAACTTGGACACTATCAGGCGATTCATCACCAACATTTGGATTTTTAGCAGGACAAAGTATCACACTTATGATTGATGATGGGTCTGGTAGATCAATCACATGGCCCACAATGCAATGGATTGGCGGTACTCCACCACCATTAGCCACAAGTGGATATACAGTTGTAATTGTATGGAGAGTGGGTGCAGGATATTACGGCGCAGGCGTAGGACAACTATCTTGATTTTACTTGCTAATAGATTATTAATGGCAGCGATTAATTCATCACCTCCTTCTGGACAGGCACAATTTACCAACGGTGGTACATCATCATTTACAGTACCACAAGGGGTGGTTTCTATTTGTGCTGTATTAATCGGTGGTGGCGGCGGCAGCGGGGCATCAGGCGGTGGTTCAGCAGGCGGTGGCGGTGGTGGTGGCGCACTTGTTTGGGCAAACAACGTCAGTGTTACCCCTGGCGAAACCATAACTGTGGTAGTAGGATCAAGCGGATTAGGCGGTGCATCGAACAATCAAGCGGGCGGCGCCGGTGGGGGCAGCAGACTTCAACGTGGTAGCACTATCCTTTATAGCGCTAATGGTGGCGCTGGTGGCCCAGGCGGCAATTCTGGCGCTGGTGGCGCTGGTGGCACACATACTGGTAATGGTGGTGATGGCGGCAGCGGTGGCGACGCGGATAATAACAGTGCAGGTGGCAGCGGCGGAGGCGCGGCTGGATACACAGGCAACGGCGGCGAAGGAGTCTTTAGCAACGCTGGTGGCAGTGGTGGTGATGGTGTAGGTGGCGCTGGTGGTGCAGGTGGCGTTAGCAGCGGCGGCTGCGGCGGCGGCGGAGGAGTTGGCTTACAAGGAATTGGTGCTGACGGCGTTGGCGGTGCAGCCGCACAAGGCGGCACAGCAGGTTCAGGTGGTTCTGACGGATCATCTGATGCTGCAGGTGGCGATGGTGGCGACTTTGGCGGTGGCGGCGGCGCAGAAGAGGATGATACTAGACGAACAGGCAGCACGGGCGGCGGCGGAGCCGTTAGGATTATATGGGGCGAGGGCAGGGCCTTCCCGGCGACCAATACGGCAGATGTATAGAGTTGTAATAAATTATACAGCTAAATATGTTGACAGTTATAAGAAAATACTGTAATATTAAGGGAGAAGCTCATGGGATTACCACCAACTGGATCGCAAATCAGTATTAACCAAGTCCAAGTTTTCTATGGATTTACTGATGAGAGCCAACGTAGTCTCAGCCAACTTGGTACTGAAGCAGGCATCACAGTAGGCAACACAGTGAGTTTATCAGCCACATTTGGTGGAAAATCTTAATAAGGAAAATTTATGAACGAAGAACAAACAACTTACGAGCTATTTGTATTAGGCACGTGGCAGCATCCTGGTATGCGTCTTGAGAGGTTAGTAGCGGATTATGCTGATGCAAAATTTCCGTGGATGAAGACACTAATTGCTGAGTATAAAAGCAAATACACCGCTGCAGAATTGGCAGTAAATAATGATACAGTTATTGAACATCACATCCGAAGGATCGCCAGAACTATGGCAATAGAGATGGTTGCAACTGGAAAATCCAGTGTGAATACTTTAGAGGAAATGTTATTATTGCCAGACGATAGAATTGATGAAACTATTAGGATGACCAATACAATGGCGCAGGCACTTGATACTCGTGTCCGTGTTGCAAGCGCACAATCACCAGCAGGTCATACATTCACTGGCAAACTATGATATCAGTCGCGATTTGCGTACCTGCTGGTGATGAAGTCAGCATAGATTTTGCAGTTTCGTTAAGTGAACTACGAGTGGATTTAACTTCGCACAATATCGCCCACAGCTTGCATGTTTGCAAAGGTAGTATACTACCAGCCTTGCGTCATGATTTAGTATTGCAGGCACAACAGGCCAACGCAAGTCATATTATGTGGTTGGATTCAGATATGAAATTTCCCAGTAATGTTTGTCGTACCCTGCTTGTACATGATGTTGACATTGTGGCTGCGGCATATATGACACGCGACGGACGAGAACTCCCAACAGCTTTTAGAGCCAACGGCGAATATGGAGAACGCATATTCCCTGTGGGCACAGAGTTAATGGACGTGGACGGCTGCGGTATGGGAATGATGTTAACAAAGACACAGGTATTTGCACAGCTACCACAGCCTTGGTTTAATTTCACATGGGACCCAGATTATGGGTATTATAATGGTGAGGATATATATTTCTGTCAAAAGGCTGCTGATATAGATATTGTAACTTATATTGATCCTGTTGTAAGCAAGCAAGTTCACCACATTGGCGCCAAAGCATATGGATTCGTATAATGTTTAACTCACTAACTAACATGGCACAAAACCTCCGGTCACCTTGGCCTGTGTGCTATACTGCAGATACTGATGATCTCACACAAGCTGATGCCTACATGCCACACGCCCAATATGTTTGGTTAATATGTCCTAGTATAGAATTACGTGATGACTTTCCATTATCATGGATACCAGATGATACGCAACAATTCAATGTACAAGCTTTTCCTGTCTGTAAAGAACGTGGAAAATCTGTGGTGCGCTGGGACGCTGTTAGGTTAGTATCCACTGATCCAGCACACAGACAATATGAAATACGGCAACGAGAAATTGCAGCATATGATAAGAATCGTTATTCTGTATTTTTTGTAAGCACTGGACAAGCAGATGTTGTTGAAAAATACCAAGCACATCGCCGGAGATTTCCCAATGCAACATTAATCCGTGAGCCCGCTACCCATGTCGATATGCTCAGGAGTGCAGCACGTGGATTATATAGTGGTTATGCATGGATAATTGATTTGGACGTTGACTTACCGCCCACAGTGAATTTACATTTTCAACCAGCCAATGGCACTAATAATTCCTATGTATGGAGCCAAACCGCAACTGGTAACGAAGTAATGCCATATGGAGTGTCTCTATTCACGCACAACTATGTCTCTAACCGCAATGTCACATCTATAGTTAATATTACTGATCAGGAAATTGGCAAACAATAGTTCGGACTTTGCTTAAAATCCTAGGATTTTGCAACACCAGCTTTGCACCAGGATGAAGTGGGATAGGATGCCGGTCGTATTGTACCCACGCGTATCCTTCACTTTCTGAATTCAACACAGGTATAAATTCCTCAGCCACAGTAGCTAAAAACGTATCATACTCAAATGTTTCATCGTTACTCACCATTTTGTGCAGCGGGTAAAACTTTTTGATTTTAGGTAAAAATCCAATCTCCTCCACTAATTCACGTTGAATAGTCTGCACTGGTGTTTCTGATCCTTCACATCCACCACCCCAAAATCCCCAATAATTTTTATTTCTGCGGTCAGGTGATCTCAGTTGCAATAAAATTCGCTGTGTTGATTCGCATAAGATAATACATCCGCTGGCTTGAACAGGCATTATATGTATAACCTAAACCAACCCTCACGATAGGTTCCTTCGTGACTGTTCTGCCAATGGGTACCAGTCCATTCAAATTGTGCACCAGTTGTGATATTTGTTGTGTAATCTGGACCGGTGTTAGCACTGGCATCAAAATTCACTGACCATGTAGTACCGTTGTAGTGAATAATGTCATTTGCATTTGCTGTAATACTGCCCCAAGACCCGCCGTCTGGCACGTCATCCAGCACCAGATAGCGCTGTCCTGTTGTGGCGGTAGCCAACGTCCCATCACCGGGACCATTAACTTGTGGATTAATAATGGCAGTGACATCTGCCTGTGTATCGGCCGCCAGTGTATCAGTATCCACATTTACTATAATACGATTGACATTTACTGGATCATATTCAATTGTGCCAATTACATCGTTGCTGGGATCACTGACGTCATCACCCTGTCGCAATCGAATTTGACTGATGCCTGGGCGTATCTCACCATATGCAGCAAATACATCGGTTTTCCAATTGAGGGTTGCATCAGCAACGCCCCCACTGCCCAGTAATGTGGCTGCACCGTCTTCAAATCTAATCCAATAATCTCCCAATGTGGTTACTACATATTCACTGTCAGCAACCAAATCATCTATAGACCATGTATCAAAATCCACCTTGTCTAGAGTATGCACCTGTGTTAAAATAGTTTGGATAATATTCATACGTGATACCCTTACTGGAGGATTGATAAAGATAGGCATTTCAAATGTCAGTGTAGCCACATCGATGGAATTATCAGCACCACTGGGTAAGCTGCGGCTGCTCCAATTAGTGCTGGTCATTTCACAATATGTTAATGATGACCAATCCAATGGATTTTTGTTGGTATGAAGGTTAATTCCAGGATTAAACAGCACAAGAATCTGCTCCAACAGTTGTAATTTTTGGTCAGTGTTGCTGGTCCAAATATCCACAGTCATAGTCAACAAATATGGCACCGGTGTATGTCTGGTTACGTTGTACGCTTCGCCTGGCTCATCCACATACTCATGTGTATCTTCATCAAATTTCTTTTCAATCACGTTCAGTGTTTCTTGAAATTGTGGGTAACGACGCAAGTTGGGATTCATATCTAAATTGTTTACGTAGCAGCTGATAAACGGAATTGTATTCAACGTGTTTTCACTGTTGTCTTTGAGGATGTGGCCCACTTGTCGGCTCATATCACCATACCGTGACGGAACCTGACTAAAGATGGGGTTGCCCTGTGCATCAAATCCTTTTTGCACTGTGAAGCCGCTGAACACTCTAATGAATTGCTGTAAGTATTTGCGTATTTGTTCGTCGTAATAATAAATCATTTTATTTTATTCTCCAAAGTTTGCGGCCCACACTTCTATAAATTCTGTTGACCCTGCCAACAACGCAATGTGTTCAGCTGTTATAAGGCTAGCAACGTCTGTTATAAGGCTAGCAAAGTCTGCTTGCGGCAAAATAGCATCACTTATGCTCTGTCGGCTGTCGTATTCTGATACTGGATCATTATTTGTATCCAAGTTATTAATAAATGTTGAAGCATTAAATGTATTATCACTCCAAGTTTTTTCAGTTATATTATCATATTTTCTAACCCATTTTGTACCGTGATATTCAAATAATCGCCTTGGCTTAAAATCTGCACGAATAAAATAGTCACCCTGATTGGGTGCAGTGGGAAACACATCACCAGTTGTAATAGTTTCACCAGGATCATATTCTGGATCAGTGTCATCTTGATAATTAAACAAATGCTGTGTTAACTTATTACCAGCGCCGCCCACAGGATCTGCAATTGCTGCACTTTCCACAACTGCATCACGGATATCCATTTCCTTGGAAAACGTACTGAAGATATTGGCCATGCTGCCCTCATCTTCTGCTTGCCCAAGTACACCATCAAATTCCTGACTGTCAGTAACTGGTTCCAGTTTAATACGCCAAATATGTGAGCGCCATGTGCTGCTGAAACCTTCGCCACCACGATTGCCATCTGTCACTGAGTAAAATTTGGGAATTGGTGGGGAGTTAGCGTCTAACGCATATTCTTCTGCAAGGTGTGGCAACTCAATTACGTCACCATTCATAAGCTTGCGCCCCAACATTTCCACCATTTCGTTCAAGTGGAATGTCATATAAAGTGTATCGTTGGTTAGGAACAATCCAAATTGTGTGAGGTCAAAGTCATTATCACTGACATTATAAACACCACGCAACTCATACAGGTCTTGGTCATATTTGCGGTCACGGTTTTCCAGCAACAGCAAGTCTTGTATTGACGTTTCATTGATCAGCCCATCATTTTGGTAATCAGGACGACTGGGATCATCAGACTGGTGTCCATCTTCTGGACCAATATATTTGTGTACAATTGCGCCCACGCCCCCAATCCAAAATTGCTCACGGATGGTGCGGTCGAAAAACTTATAATCGTTTCCTTTGGCTGATTGCCACATTGAAATTCTTGGCATATTATACTTCCTTATCCATAAACAAACTCTTCAATTCGTTTGTATCTGATGTTAAATGCATTCATCAACAGTTCAACTTCTCGGAGGCATTCATCACGGGCGCCACCCATTATATAAGCACCATTGAATTTTTTTAGCTGACCAACACTGGTCCATTCCACTGACAATGCATCGTCAGTCATCCAGTCCTGCCATTCATCACCAAGAAATTGCTGCATTTGTTCTTCGTAATTTTCACTTTCATCACCGTCAAACAAATCACGTGTTTCATTTTTCTTCTGTGCATATAGCTGACGAATAGTTTTAATAATAGCAGCACCACTCACACCTTGATCCATCCAAGCACGAAAATATCCATACCCTTTGTCTACCATTGTAGTTTGATTCCAGCGTGATGCATTGAATCCAGCACTTTCCCAATTTTCCCGAATATCAATCTCACGGTCATTAGTCGTTCCAGTGCCATCTGCATTAACAAATGCAAGTATTGGTCCTTGCTTATTTAAAAATTCCATCATTGGAGGGACAATTGGTAACAGTGTAGAACCAAAAATGTTGTCTACACCAGTGTATGTGGGCTGTACATCCACCACGATACATTTAGCATTGCGACCTTCTAATAATTGCTGATATCTCATGTAACTTCCTTTCCAGTATTTATCACCACCGAGATAAATATACACAGTAGGAGTATGACTGATGAAGACAACCACCCGTGCAACAATCACAAAAGAAATTGAATTACGTTTAGGCGGACAAATGGTGTCTGTAGAATTAGATCCTGAACACCTTGAGCTGGCAATTGACAAAGCACTGGAAAAGTACCGCCAGCGCAGTGAAAATGCAGTTGAAGAAACTTTCCTTGATCTTGACATTAAAATTGACGTCAACACATATACTCTACCTGATAATATTATCGACGTCAAAGACATTTATCAACGTGCAACTGGTGGTGTATTAAACCAGGGTGTGGAATTTGAACCATTTGGTGCACGAAATATCAACACATATTTGGGCGGATTGGGTGGTGGTAAGAGCGGCAGCTTGGCCACATATGACCTGCTATCACAACGTTTGGAATTAGCTGGACTGATGTTTGGCTATGAATTACAGTTTACTTACAAGCGCACCAAACAAGAATTAATGCTACAACGTCGCCCACGTTTTGATATGACGGTGTATGTTCACACTTATGCTTACCGTGAAGAAGCTGATTTATTCTCAGATACATATGTGTTACCTTGGCTCAAAGATTATGCACTGGCACAAAGTAAGTTGATGCTGGGCGAAGCCCGTGGAAAATTCCAGCAAATCGCAGGGCCTCAGGGCGGCACAACATTGAATGGTGAACAGCTTAAAGCAGATGCACTCAATGAACTTATTCAATTGGAAGAAGATCTCAAAATGTACCGTGACGGTTCTGCAGGCTTGGGTATTATTATTGGTTGACATCCTCACTCCTTGATGCTATACATAATATGAAAGCAAAAAAGGAATATAAAATGACACCTGTAGTAAAAGATGACAAGCTTGTAAATTCCCGTAAAATGGGCGCAAACGCCCGCTTCGCAGCAATTGATGTGACAATCCGTAGTGCAGCCGCCGCCGAACAATACAGCGACCAATTTGAAGCACCGGCCCACAATACAAAAGTTGATGCGGCCCGCGCCATTATCGACGGGTACTTTAAAATTGCAGACGTATATGAAAACAGCCGCGGCAACCGTGGCAAGCCATTCACTGTGATCAAAATCTCCAACCATGTTTGGCCCAAGGTCAGCTTCGCAGAAAAAGATCGCCGTCTCAAAACACCGTTGGCCGAACTGGGTCTCGAAATTTTGCCCACCGCGGCAAACGCGCTTTTGGTCCGGATTTATTGTGCAGAATAATTGGTAATCATTTGTTGACAGTACCTGGTCTAGATGCTATACATAACAAGTAAGCAAAAAAGGAATACAACATGACACACACAATGCAAAACGAAATCGACATGCTGGTAGCAAACATTTGTAACAACTATGTAGGTTACAGCACTGCCCGCCCAGCAGCTACAGAGCAACGCGCCGCCCACCGCCAAACAATGATTGAAGAATTTATTGAGGGCATTGCATACACTGTGGGTAAAAAGTACATCAAAATTACAGGTGCTCAGGGTGGGGTTTGGGGCTTTGTTGTCAACGTTGACACCGATGCAAAATTCCCAAAAGGAACAATCCTAAAAGCTGCCGGCTGGAGCGCCCCAGCGCGCAACTTTGCCCGCGGCAACATAATCACTGGTGTATACAACACAGATTGGACGGGTGCATAATGCCTGATAATAAATGGACAGACTCCATTACTGTAGCAGCCCAGCGTAAAGAATCGCTGGCGTTGCTGGTGGAATTGGAAAAGTGGGACATCAGGGCATTCCGCCGCGACCGCAACACATTGATCAAAACTATCAAATTTTCATACAACCACAAGCGGTTGCAATACATACATGATTCGTTGACATCCAAGCTTGATAATGCTATGATGAAAAAACTCTCTGAAGGACTGTAACAATGGCTAAAAATCGCCCCCAACTGCCCAAGCCACGCAACTATGCGGCGATGATTATCCGTGACCCCAATGGACCATTCCGCCCCAAGACCATCCCCAACAAGCGTGAGGTAGTCATCCCTCGTAAGCGTAAGCACAAAGGCCGTGACAATGAGTGATAGCCGAAAGTTAGCAGACAAGCGCGTCGAAGCCATTTTATTATTACAAGATTATACCAAGTGGTATTTGCTTGATCAATACGGGCAATTGAGCGAAACTGGTAAGCTGGTATATTGTGCCCTCACTGAAAATATTCTGGAGCACACAGAAGCAGCACTGGATCAAATGATTGTGGACATCACAACACAAATCAACCAAGCTGCCCTGCAAAAGCTAGAATCTGACCTCACATAACTTCTTGATTTTATTAACTTTTTGTGTTATACTAACAGTTATACATGGAGAATATAATGAAGAGAAAAATTATTGGCATCTGCGGCTTTATTGGTTGTGGAAAAGGCACAGTCAGCGACACTCTTGTTGAAGACTATGGTTATATGAAAATGAGCTTTGCAGACAATCTAAAAGATGGTGTGTCTGCTGTTTTCGGATGGGATCGACCAATGCTGGAAGGTGACACAAAAATCAGTCGTGAGTGGCGTGAAACTCCTGACGAGTTTTGGACAACTGAATTGGGCCGTGATATTACACCGCGCAGTGTATTACAGTTATTTGGAACGGATTGCATGCGCACCGGTTTTGATCAAGAAGTATGGGTATTGTCAGTAAAGCGAAAGCTAGTGGAGAATCCAGATACAAATTTTGTAATTCCTGATGTAAGATTCTACAATGAAGGCACTATGCTTCGTGGATTAGGCGGAGAAGTGTGGCGTGTAAAGCGTGGACCCGAGCCTGAATGGATAAACAAAGCAATCAATGATAATCGCTACGATACATCATGGATGGATGAATATCCTGAAATACATCAAAGTGAATGGCGTTGGTTGGATTATCCCACTGAATATGAAAAAACTATCCACAATGACAGTGATTTGAAATCACTTACAACGGCTATTCATTCAGCGATTACTGGTTAAGTACGTAGTTAGGTCCGTAACCGCCCCTGATAACTAGTTAGCGAATAAATACTATTAGAGCAAGACCATATGTTTTAATAGGAGAATATTTAATGGCTATACTAGTATCACCAGGCGTTGACGTATCAATCACAGATGAAAGCGCTTATGCCAGCCCAGGCGCTGGCACCATCCCACTTATCATTGTTGCAACCGCACAAGACAAAACTGATCCCACAGGCACTGAGTCTGATGGCATCGCAAAATTTACAAAATCTGCAACATCAGGTCAAGTAATTCCAGTAACATCACAGCGTGAATTGACACAGTTCTTTGGTGATCCAAAATTTGCAGTTGCACAAGGTGCAGAAACTAGCGAATATGGTTTACTTGCTGCATATAGTTATTTGGGTCAAGGCGCACAGGCATACGTTGTTCGTGCTGACGTTGATTTGGCAGAACTTATTGCAACTGACGTTGCACCAACTGGTCCAGTTGCAGCCAACACAATCTGGTTAGACACTGATGGCAGTGCATATGGTTTACACCAATGGAGCGGTTCAGCTTGGGTATCACAGTCTGTAACTGTTGAAGTTAAACTTGACGCGGACGCAAGCGAAGTTGCTGATCCCAGCACATATGCACCATCAGCCACAGTGGTTAATGGTAGCTATTTGGTAGCAGTATTAAATGACAATGCATCCCCAACTGGTGTGGCATTAGGGTATTTTGTCGGCGTCGGCGGCGCATGGGCAGCACTTGATGATGCAACTGAAACAGCACAGACACAATCGTATACCTTTGCACCACACTATAATCAACCAGCATCACCGGCTACAGGCGACGTATGGATCAAAACAACACAGCCAGGCGCAGGTATCAACATTGTTGCTTACCGTGCTGATGCAAATGGCGTATTTGATCTGATTACAGTTGAAGGTGTTAAGAACTCAGCTGGAAACTACGTTGCACAAGATGGTAGTTCAGCCGCTACAATCACAACTACAATGACAAACACCAACATAGCACTCAACGTATTGGCAGTAACAACCGCAGGTGTAGAAATTACAACTATCGCTGCAGGTGCAGTTGCATCAATCGAAGTTGTGGTTGCTGCACAAGATGCAGCACCAACTGGTCCAACCACTGTTGGCCAACTATGGTTTGATGGTACAAAGACTGAGCTTGATGTTCTACGTAAAATTGGTGCAGTATGGGAACGTGTTGCAGACGCAGACATCCAGTACAGTGTTAAAACACCAACACTTGACAAAGCAGGCAACGCACTAACAACTAGTGACATTTGGGTCAAAACTGACGCAGTTGAAGCAGCTTACCCAGCAATTTACCGTTGGAATGGCACCGCATGGTTGTTACATGATAACACTGATCAAACAACTGATCGTGGTGTTTTATTTGGTGACTTCCTAGCAGATGACCGTGCAACTTTGGTTAGCGGCGATGTTGACACAAACTCAACAGCTTTTGATGGTCGCCCAGACGCATTGCTTTACCCTAGTGATATGCTGGCAGTAAACATGGCATTCAGCCAAGGCACATTGCGTATATGGACTGAAGATATCTTGATCAACAGCGGTGCAGGCACAGTTGATGCATGGGTCAACGCAGTAGTCAACAATGCTGATGGTAGCGGAGCGTTTGGTCGTTTGGCTCAGCGTCGTTATGTTGCTACAAAAATGCAGGCCGCAGTGGCAGGCAACGATGATCTACGTGATCCAAACCGTAACTTTACTTTGTTGTGTGCTCCTAACTTCCCAGAGCTAACAGACGAATTAGTTACACTCAACAGTGACCGTGGCGAAACTGGGTTTATTATCATTGACACACCAATGCGCAAAACACCTACTGAAGCTACAAACTGGGTTCTTGGTGTAGGCGCAACTGAAAATGGTGATGACGGATTGGTTACAAAGAATACGTACTCAGCAGTTTATTACCCAAGTGGTCGCTCAACAACACCAGCAGGCGCAACAGTTACCGTCCCAGCAAGTCATATGGTACTTTACTCATATGCGTACAGTGATAACATCAGCTACCCATGGTTTGCACCAGCAGGTCTAACACGTGGTGTGGTCCAAAACGGATCCGCAGTTGGTTACATTACAGCAGAAGAAGAGTTTAAAGCTGTTTCACTTAGCCAAGGCCAACGTGATGCCGCATACTTGAACAAGCTGAATCCAATTGCCAACTTCCCGACAGAAGGTGTGGTTATCTTTGGTCAGAAGACGCTGCATGCAACATCGAGTGCATTGGATCGTGTTAACGTAGCTCGTTTGGTTGCATTTTTGCGTGAACGTTTTGACGAAATTGCACGTCCATTGTTGTTTGAACAAAATGACAAGCCCACACGTGATCGTGCTGTATTGTTGTTCAACAACTTCCTAAGTGATTTATTAGCCAAGCGCGCCTTGACTGACTTTGCTGTTGTTTGTGATGCAAGCAATAACACGCCAATCAGGATTGACCGTAATGAATTGTACATTGACATTGCTATTGCTCCAACAAAGAGTGTGGAATTTATCTACATTCCGATTCGTATCGTCAACACAGGCGCACTATAAATAGTAAACAAAGGCGGCGGACCGCCGCCTTTGTTTACCCCTATAACAACTTTGCAGTCGTAAGCGATAAATATACGCATGAAACATATTATTAAAGAAATACTGGAAACAGTTCCAAAAAACTCAAGAAAACGCAATTTAACGGAAGCCCACCGCGACTTCCTTGATATGTTGTATCCTACATTAGATTTCGCCTATCAATGTCATTTATTATTAAATGACTCACCTACGCCAAAATGTAAAGTGTGTGACAACATGCCAGCACGAAATAAGGTGACTTGCAGTCGTAAATGCAGAGAACAGTTAAAGAAAGACAATGGTATTGACAGTTTTCAAAAAATGCGCGAGTCACTTACGGCAAGATATGGCGTTTCAAACCCAGCACATGTAGACAGTATGCAAGAGAAGAGAATCAACACCAACATTGAAAAATATGGCAGCAAAGTCAGCATGAAAACTAAAGATGCCGCCAGATCTAGATCATCTGAATTTAATTCAAAAGGTAGAAAAACATTACGTGAGCGATATGGGGTTGAAAACGCAGGCCAACTTGAAGGCCATAGTGACAAAATCAAAGCTACAATGCTGCAAACATACGGTGTTGATAACTATTATCGAAGTGATGCGTGGGCAGTAAAGTCAAAAATTAATCAACTTGGTAAGTTAAATTCAGTATGTGGGCCAGCAATTGACATTATCAATATTTCTCCGCCCGATATTTCATTACTGTCTTCATATGATAATCCAAACAATAGAATAGAAATACATTGTAGGCAATGTCAAAAAGATGAATCAATCCCATCAGAGACGTTTAAATACAGACTACGAAATTTTCAAACGCCGTGTGGGTCGTGTGCAGGAACAAATGGCAAAGGGTCAGCAGCAGAAAAAGAAATCCACCGTTGGTTAACATACCAATACAATGGTAAAATAATAGAAAATGACAGGACTATTATTGCCCCTTATGAGTTGGACATAGTGTTACCTGAGCTTGGTATCGCTATTGAGTATTGTGGATTATATTGGCACAACGATACTCGACTAGACAAGAAATACCACTTTAATAAAATGAAGCGATGTCAAGAACAAAATATAAAATTGATAACAATCTTTGAAGATGAATGGATTCATAAGTCACAGATTGTTAAAGATCGGTTAATGACTAAATTGCACTTGAATAAAAATAGTAACAGAATAGGGGCAAGAAAATGTCAGCTTGTTGAGTTGGCCCCTGCTAATGCAAAAGAATTTGTCGAGACACATCATATTCAAGGTTACATGAATGCCAGTGTACAGCTAGGCCTAACACATAATGGTATACTTGTCGCAGTTATGACATTCACCAAAGGGAATATCACAAAGCGACATAAAAATTGGGAATTGTCAAGATTTTGTTTGGCAGCAGATCATCAAATTCCTGGTGCAGCCAGTAAGTTGTTTTCATATTTTGTGAAATTATACAATCCAGAGCAAGTTGTGACATATAGTGATCTACGTTGGAATACAGGTAATGTATACACACAAATTGGATTCGCTGATGAAAAATTCACAGGATTGAATTATTGGTATGTGAACGGGACAAAACGATTGCATCGCTTCAATTTACGCAAAACAGCTAACGATGACCCTAATATATCAGAATCTCAGTTACGTCGACAAGAAGGATGGAATAGAATATGGGATTGTGGAAATATGAAATATGTATGGAATGCATAAGAAATGAAAAGGCACCTAGGTGCCTTTTCTAGTCTGTACTGCTAGAATGCGTTTAATCCACACCACAGGTATTGCTACGACTCAAAAATACATCTGTGTCAACGCAGTATCCACAACCAATCTAAATACTTTCCCTAACGGTCTAATCAGTGTCGTTTACATCGCTATTAGGAAAGCCCGGACTCTATCAAATATTATTATTCGGCTTGTTCATGATAGTCTATCGGGTTTCACAGTAGTTAGATAGATGTTGGCCAAATGACCTTGTATGTTCGATATCCGTCATCCCGTGATATTAATTTCATGACGGCATTGTGCTCTTGTTTCATAAATCGTTTCATCACTCGTACATTCCCGTACCACAAATTATGGGTTCTGAATCGTATTTTATGAACTCTCATCTAATTGCAAAATGCATTAGGAAATGCTCTGAAAAGGGTAATGGAACAAGTGTCGGGACCCTGAGAATGAATTTGCTAGTGCAAATGCAATTGATGGCAAAAATGTCATCATCGCGCATACAAAGACAACATTCAGGGTGAACATAATTGGGTTAAACATAGTGTGTCCTTTCAAGGAGTTGTTTTATTTAGTTGTGTTGGTTGTATTGGTAATATCTGCCAGCAACTTCTTCTGGAAATAAATCCAAATATTCATGCTGCGCAACAAACTGTGTAGCCAACGACAATTCAGTTTCTGTTGAGTCGTTGTCTTCACGATGACATTCAACCCCAAAATGGGTGCGCCAAGCATAAAACAAATTTGCTACTGTGTGTTCTGGCAATGGACGGCTCATCATGTATTCCTTTTTTGCCTACTCTTAGACTGTATACTATGGGCTAAATAATGTCAATAAAAAAATGTCCAAATCTAATAAATACTTACAGCAGAGCATACTATGAGGAGAATATAATGGCAGTTCTAGATAAATTAAGCGTACCGTTAAACACAGGGGAGAGCCGAGGCACATTGATGCCCAAACTAAGCTATCGTTTCCGTGTAAACTTCACAAATATGGGCGATGGTGCTGACTTGGACCAAGTAACACACAACGTGATTAGCGTACAACGTCCAAACATGTCACACGATGAAGTGGTAGTGGACACATACAACAGTAAGATTTATCTTGCTGGTAAGCACACATGGGAACCTATTACCATTGAGTTGCGTGATGATATTGATTCACAAACCAGCCGTAAGTTAGACTCACAAGTGGCCAAGCAGATAGACATGGCTACACAAAGTTCACCAAAAGCCGGAATCAGCTATAAGTTTCAAGTGGAGATTCAAAACCTCAATGGTGGCAATCCTGATCCGCAAATTCTTGACACATGGGTATTAAGTGGTTGTTATATTTCAAACTTGACATATAATGAATCCAACTATGCATCTGGTGGTGAATTCCAAACAATTTCAGTAACCATTAAGTTTGACAATGCAGCGCACACAGTTGATGGCGGTGATGCTGACTCACTTAGCGATGGTGTTGCTGGACCTGACCTGTCAACAGCAACTTAAACAGGATTAACTAATGGCTATTCGTAACTTTGCACAGGATGCTTTTCGCAGCGACAGCGATCAACAGCTCGTGCCGCGTCAAAAATTTAACTTTACATTGATGGTAGATATTTATAATCTACCATCAATAGAGTTTACCCGTGTGAGCAGCGCCAGCGCAGCCAGCTACGGTATTGACAGTACAGTTATGAACCAATACAACAAAAAACGAGTGGTTCAAACTCGTTTAAATTACGACCCGATCACTGTGTCATTTTACGACACATTCGATAATGAATGGCACAACCTAATGCAAACCTATCTCAAGCATTACTTCAATGGCGGAAACGGTATCGATCAGCGAGTGGGGCTAGAAGCCCCCAGCACTGTCAATCCTTTATTCACTACAGACCAGGGATACACTCCCAACGCTGATCGATACTTTTTCCCCCAGATAAGAATTATCCAAAACGGCTTCCAAAATCAATCCAGAGAAACCATACTAATAAATCCACACATAACCACAATGCAAGGTGATACACTTGATTATAGCGACAGCCAACCTGTTAAGTATAATGTAACTTTCCAACCTGAAAGTGTACAGATTGCAAATATCCTCCCAATCGATTAAAACAGCTAACGCTTTGCCTTAAATCGCTTCCACCACAAGGCCAACCCTGTGTAAAAATCCTCAGGAAATGGAAAAATATGTCCCCGTGCTGATCCCTCATAGTATATAATGGAATGTCCTTCTGTAATGGTAAGATTCACAGTTAATTCATGAAACTGACCACGTGGCCACATTTTATCACCAACTGAAACAGTTTTTACAAAATTCTCTGACCGCATCTTTTCACTCACGCACATATTTGCATATCGGTTCATTTTGTGACCTGCGTCCTGATTAGGTCTGCCACAACTGCATGAATTTCACCCCCACCATTATGAAAATAACAGATAAAACGATGTTGGTCTGACGGTTCAATAACAAGCCCAAACTCGCGTGGGTTGACCTTATCCAAAGCATAGAATGAATAAAGCTGCCCGTCAACATCGACAAAATAGCAACCGTGTTTTTGTTCCAGTACATACCGGGCATCGTCTTCATCAGTTAGGATGAGGTCTGATTTTTCATACACACCATAAAATACTTCCATTCCACTCATAGTATAACTCCTTCTTGTCCAATATAAGTGAGACACTATGCTTTGTCAACAGCTAAATATCAGTATGGTAAACTTTCAACAAGGCAACTATCAACCTAGAAATACTGAAAAGTACATAGGCAAACATATTCCCAAGTATAGATCAGGCTGGGAACTGAAATTCTGTCGTATGTGCGATGACCATCCCAACATTTTAGCATGGGCCAGTGAAAGTCACAAAATTCCATACATCAATCCCATTACTGGCAAACGTTCAAATTACATTCCAGATTTCTTTGTGGTGTATGTGGATAATGATGGCAAAAAGCATGCAGAGATTGTGGAAATCAAGCCCAGTGGCCAAGTCATGGGTCAGGCCAAAGGGCAGTATGATCAAGCGCAAGCTGTAATCAACGAAGCAAAATGGGCATATGCCAGACAATGGTGTAAGCAGCAGGGCATCGGATTCCGTATTGTCACCGAAAAAGATATATTCAACAAGCCGCAAAAGGCACGAGCACAGCGCAAACCCAAAGTAGCCAAAGTGGCCAGTAGGAAGAAACGATGAGATTTAGAGAATTATTTGAAAGCAATAACATTGTTTACCATGGCGACAACATTGGCACAACTGATTTGCAAGCCAAGTGGATGATGCATGATACCAGCAACAACCAAGAGGGCGTGGGAATTTATTTCACTCCTGACATCAAGGTTGCTACTAATTATGGTCCCAAAGTATCAGCTATTGATCTGCGTGGATTACAGATTGTTGACAGCAGAAGCTCAGTCGACAGTGTGATTGATCAAAATAACGCAATTGCATTGATAGCGTATTTGAGCAACAATAATGAAGACTTTTGGTATATATTTTCAGACTATGGTATGGAAGTAGCAGAACCAGAAGATGTGGAAGAATACCATTTTAGAGAGTTGTATAGTAAAATGGCACCACAAATGGTACGTGATTGGCAAATTGAATTAACACAGGCGTCAGATGTTATTACGTTTGTAACTGGATGGAACGAGACGATCCCAATAGATGGATTGCTTGAATCTGAGTCAATGTTTTATGCAATCATAAACACAGATATAGTGGCCACACCAGTATCAAACGGAGAAGCAACATGAGATTATATCAATTAAACGAAGTAGCAGTAGACTCAAGCTGGATTGAAGACTTGGAATACGATGGCGACTTTGGTGATGTTATTATGACACTCAACAGTGGCAGAACATATCAAGTGGCAGGCGTTCCTGAAGGAATGTTTGAAGAATGGGTATTAGCTGACAGCAAGGGCCGTTTTTGGCACAGCGATATTCGCGACCATTACAGCACAACTAGAATATAGGAACAATATGACAAATCGATCAAAATTAGAAGAGATGACACACAGCACTAGCCTAGAAGTTATAAATAATAGTATGGCTTATACATATCATCTTTATCACATACCTACAAATCGAAATTATTATGGGGTCAGATATGCAAAGAATTCGCATCCGTCTGACCTTTGGGTCAGTTATTTTTCATCGTCAAATGAAATTGGTGCACTTATAAATGAATATGGTATCAGCTCATTTATACCAAGAATTCGAAAAATATTCGACGATCCATATGATGCTATATTATGGGAAACAAAATTATTACATAAAATAGACGCTAAGAATAATCCATTGTGGATTAATCGGCATAATGGTGATGGGAAATTCTCATCATATGGTTCCATGCCTATTTACCAGCGACAGCAAATAAGTGCCGCCAATAAAGGCAGACAGTTGAGGGGCATCGGGTGGCATCATTCAACGGAAACTATAATCAAAATAACGCAAGGTAACACGGGCAAACATTCAGGCCCAATATCTGATCAACACAAAAATAATATTAGTTTGGGAATGACAACCACACTTTCAGGATTATCTCCTGATCAAAAGAAAGAACGAATGCTAAATTCATGCTGCTCACCAGAATCATATACAGTTGACCGTTCACAGAAAATAAGTGATGCATTGAAAGGCAAACATAAATCTAAAGAACATAAAGACAATATTTCAAAATCTAAAAAAGAAGCTATGTCACTGATGACATCTGATGAAAGAAAAGCAAAATTCGGCAGAACTTTATCCTCTGAAGAACGAGAAAAATTGTCGTTGTCTAAAAAAGAATCAATTGCAAAATTGACACATGAAGAACGGAAAGAACGTTTCGGAAAGTTAGCAGGAAAAACCTGGCGCGTAGTTGACGGTAAACGTGTGTGGTCTAATAAGGAAATATAATATGACACGAAAATTAGAAGAAACATTTAATCTACCGCCAATGGACCTTCCAGAAGTAATTGAGGTAGAGGATGATGATGAAAATGAATTCTCAGTAGATGAAATGCATCAAATAATGGCACAGGCTGATAAAATTGACTCTGCCCTACCACAAGTGTCTGGTTTGGATACCATGGATGAAGACTTTGATGGTTATGCAAAAAAAGCAGTTGACGCTTTCGATGATTTAATTGATCTGGGCAAAAATGTAGAAGATAGATTTGCAGCTGATATATTCAATGCAGCCAGCAGTATGTTGGGTAATGCACTAACAGCCAAGACTAATAAAGCACAAAAGAAGTTGGAAATGATCAAACTACAACTTGCCAAAGCCAAGTTATCACATGAAGATGAAAAGCTGGCATATCTCAAAGAACGCCATTTGAAAAAGATTGACGGTGAAGACGTTCAAGAGACTGAGGGCTATATCGTGTCATCACGCAACGACATGCTTAACGACATCATTGCCGGCTTGAAAGACGGCGAAGACACATAAATACCAGCATAGAATACAGGAGAACTCCTATGGTTAAGAATTTAGGGCAATATTTGGCAGAAAACGAATCAGTACATGAATTCCGTGTAAAGATCGCCAAAGAGCCAACAGACGAGCAACTCGACGCAATGGAGTTGCACCTACGCAAATACGATGGTTATGATATCACTACCCCCACCAAAACCATTATGCAAAAGAATCCACGTGATTTCCGCAGTATTGATGCAGCAGAAGTTTACATGATTGATTTTAAGACACGACAACCAGCATCGCCATTGCAATTGCTGGCTGAACTAACACAAAAGATGGGCATCCACGAACGCTTTATTATTGTGCGCAACAAAGATGAACCGCTTCATATCGAAGACGAAACTGAAGAAACGGCAGAGACCAAGTACAAGCCACGTCTAACAGACGAAAAATACTCAGAAGCTGACAAAGTAAAAGGCACTGATTATTATGGTGACAAGTACAATGCGTCGTTCATTAAGTCCCTTGCAAAAGGCCGTAAAGAACACACAACAAAAGTGAAAGTGAAGAAATAATGGATAAAAATAATTTAGACAGAATGCGCGAATTAGCAGGTGTTACACCAGTTGTGGCTGCAGACCCCACAGCAGACCAATCACGTAACAACATGTATCAGATTAACGAAAGCCTCCGCGTTGTTAATGAAGATTCACATGGTGAATGCGATGGCGATTGTGATGGTGAATGCAAATGTGACAAATCAGGTCACCCAGGTTCTGATTCCCCACATGACGCTGACTTAGAAGAAGCAGCAAAGCCAGATTTTGCTGATATTGATGACGATGGCGACAAAGACGAAACAGCCAAAAAAGCTGCTAAAGACGCTGAAATGAAAACTGAAAGTCAGATGATGCGCGAATGGGCAGCCTCAGTTTACGAAGCTGTGGATGACGATGAAGAATTGGATGAAGCTGATAAGCCAGACTTCCTTGATGTTGACAAAGATGGTGACAAAGAAGAATCATTTAAAAAAGCTGCCAAAGACAAGCCAGTCAGTGAGCAAGAGCAAATGCGTGAATGGTCCAACTCAGTTTATAAAAACTATGAAGACAAAGGTCACGTCATGGATCAGCCAGAAGGCGAAACTGTTGACAACAGCCTGCGTCGTTACTTAAACGCCAAGCCATCAAAGGTTACAGTTTCTGAAACTCATACACCCAAGACACTGAGTGAGAGCTATAAGAAGTTCAAGAACACAAAGTAAACACTGATGACACAAAACACTGATCTAACAAAACGACCATATCAGACAGAACGGTTAACACAGAACGAGCTTAGGGAATTAGCCCTTTGCTCGGTTAATCCCTTGTATTTTATTCGTAATTATTGCTATATTCAACACCCCACCAAGGGCCGGTTGCCATTTGACTTATATGACTTCCAAGAGGGGTTGATTAATTCATACAACGATTATCGTTTTTCCATCAGTTTGTTATCACGCCAAACAGGTAAATCAACTTGTGCAGCCGCATATCTACTTTGGTTTGCAATGTTCAAACCAGACAGCACAATCTTAGTAGCAGCACACAAGCGTGACGGTGCAAACGAGATTATGGCACGACTGAGATATATGTACGAAAGTTGCCCTGACAGCATCAGAGCGGGCGTGACAACGTACAACAAAGGTTCGCTGGAGTTTGACAATGGCAGCAAGATCATTGCTCAGGCCACCACTGAGAACACTGGTCGAGGCATGTCACTGTCATTAGTATACTTGGACGAATTTGCATTTGTGCAGCCTAGAATTGCAGAAGAATTTTGGACAAGTATTTCACCTACATTGTCAACTGGTGGCAAATGTATTATCACTAGCACACCAAACCAAGACGACGACCAATTTGCCAGAATTTGGAAACAAGCTAATAAGCGCGTGGATGCATATGGTAATGAAACAGAAATAGGTGTCAACGGATTCCGTCCATACCTTACAAAATGGGACAAGCATCCTGATCGTGATGATGCATGGGCTGCTGAAGAACGTGCAAAGATTGGTGACGAACGTTTCCGTCGTGAGCATGAATGTGTG